GCGTTTTTCCAGTTGCTTCCTTGCTGCTGAACTTCCATGGAGGGTCGGCGTAGATGACCCGGTACTTCTTTCTCGTGGTGGTGATGTCGACCCGCATGAAGCCCGCCCCCTTACATGCCGCTCTTGACCTGTTCCAGCTTCGCGAAGTCCAGCTCGTAGCCGAAGACGTCTTGCTGCTTCCAGGTAGCGCCGACCGCGTTGACGGTGTCCTCGCCGTACTTCTTGAGGGCCTCCTTTGAGATGTCCTCCTTGACGACGATGCAGTCCATCATCTGCCGGTTCTTGAGGCGGCGGATGATCTCCTCGATCTTCTCCTTCGCCCTGGGGAGGGACACGGAGGTCGAGAGCCGGAAGCCGATCTCGCCGAAGGTGAGGATCTTCGACTTCGCCTTCCCCATGTCCGCCCGGTGCTCGGTGGCAAAGTCCTTGAGCTCGCGCTCGAGCTTGGCGATCCTGTCCTTGTGGGGCTTGCTCTGCTCCTCTGCGGCCTTCTTGGCCCCGAGGATCTGCTTGTTCATCTCGCCCTCAATGTCCTGGACGGCGAGCTGCGCTTCTGCAATCTGACGGAGGGCGTCGTTCGCGTCCTCCCAGGTCTTGACCCCGGAGGGTTCGACCACTCTTTTCCTTGCCATGTGTAGGTTCCTTCCTTTCTGTGCTTGTTGATATATGCCCGGGGAGTTGCCTCCCCGCTGCGGCTTGCTTCGGTGGCCTCATTCGGCTCCTCTCCGTCGTATAGGATGTAGGTCTTAGAGAGGAGCATATAGAGACCGAGCGGCCCGGTGAGGAGAACGGCGGTCGCGTCGCTGTCCTCCGGCGTCTTCCCGCCTCGGGCCATGACCAGGATGAAGGCGGTGATCGCCAGCATAGCGAGACCCATGAGACGCTGCTTTCTCATTTTCATTGTCCCGGCCCCCTTCCGTGTTAGAGCATCATGAGGCTCGAGGCTTGCTCGATGATCTTCACGGTGACGACTCTCTCGCCGCGCTCCTCAAGGATACGGGAGACGTTGGAGAGGGTTCGGTCGAGAAGTCGGAAGCATCCGGTCTGCATGTTGCAGGCCCGGGCCTTGAGCTCTACCATCGCGTCGGGATCTACCTCGAAGCCCTCGAGGTAGCCCTCCACCTCCGAGGGGTCAAGCCCCTTGAGGGAGACATAGAAATCGACCCGGTTCGCCATGCGGGCGAGGTAGGTCTTGATCTGCGCTTCGAGCTTCGGTTCTCCGGCGATGACGAGCCCCACGTCGGATTGGTCGAAGATCGCCCGGAGGATCTCCATCTTCTTTTGGGTGTACTTCGAGACGAGCTTGTCCGCCTCGTCGATGATGAGGAGGTATCCCTTGTTCGTGTTGAAGAAGTCCCGGATGCCGTTGACCCTGCGCCAGATAGTGCCGTAGCCGCTGGGGATGCCGAGGGACTTCTCGATCGCCTCCACAAGATCGCGGCTGCTCATGGTGTCGTCGCACTCAATGTAGGCGACCCGGGGGAGCTTCGCGTACTGCCGGAGGGAGTAGGTCTTGCCGTAGCCGCTGCGGGCGACCACGATGCCGAGGCCGATGTACTCTTGACAGCTTTGACACACGCCGAGCACCTTGAGGGCGTCCCGACTCTCATAGAAGACAGGCTTCCGTCCGGTCTTGCGCCCCGGCTCCGGAAGCGCCACGGCCTCGCCGGTGCGCTGGGCCAGCCAGTCCGCAAGGAGCTTCTCGATGGTGGAGATGTCCCCCTCGTACTTGCCGGAGAGGTAGCGGGAGATCGTCGGGCGGGAATAGCCCGGGATCTCGCTCGCCAGGGTGGCGATGCTGGTCTTCGAGACTGCGAGGTAGTCGTTGATCTGCTCGGCAAGGGTCTTGCCGGTGGTGTAGGTTGTGGCCTGGGCCGCTGCTGCTGTGATTTCCATGTTGTTCCTCCTATTCGTTCATAGCCCTCAAGCGAGCGAGGGCATCGTCTGCCTTCTTCCCGAGGAACTCGTCCCCGGATGCCTTCTTCCTGGTCTTTCGGTTCGCGGCCATCTCCGCCCGGAACTCCTTGTCGTTCGGGAGGGTGACGACATTCGAGGGCCGATCCGCCTTGATGGTCAAGTCGATCATGCCGACCGCCTCGGAGGGCCGTCCACCCTCCTGGATGCGGAGCTCGTAGGGCCGCGTCATGCTGTCCAGGATCTCCCGCATTTCCTTCTCCTGCCGCTTCTGGTCGCGGAGGTGGCGCTCGAGCGCCGCTTGCGAACAGTGAGGCCCGAAGGCCAGCAGCTCGGCGGAGACGGCTTCGCATATCTTCCGGCCCTCTTGGTCGAAGACGTAGAGCTTCGTGACGTCGTCGATGTCCCACTTGATGCCGACATGCTTGCCGACGTAGTGGCAAAGCTCGTAGTCCGTGTAGAGGGTGCCGAACTTGTTGATCCCCTGGTTCGTCACGCGGGCGGTGTCGGCCTTCATGAGCAGCATCGCCGCATACTCGCGGGGCGGAGCTGCCTTCTCATAGCGCTCGCCGTTCTCAAAGAGGGAGATCGGCGTGATCCACTTCTCACCCGCGTCCTTGAGGCCCCGGTGCTCCCGGGTGTGGTACTTCTCGTTCTTCCACTTCGTCCATGCCTCGAAGAACTCCTCCATCGTCAGCAGCTCGCCGCGCTCGAGCATACCGTCGACGTCCTTCTGCCGCTTGGCGTAGGTCTTGGAGCCGGTGAGGGTGCCCGTGTAGCTCTCGAACCATTTCGAGAACTTGGAGCACACGGTCGAGAAGAAGCGCTCGATCGGCTTGTCCCACGGCTGATAGGGGAGCGACCGCCCGACCTCCTCGATGCCGATGCTCTGGTAGAAGCCCACGGTCTCGGCGTCGAACTCGAAGTCGATGTTCCGCTTCTTGCGGCTCTGGCCGGTCATGGTCTTCGCCGTGTAGTCCTTGCCGTTGTCGACATGGAGGATGTGGGGGACGCCGCCCGGGTGGGAGTAGAGCATCTTGACGAGGCTCTCCTTGAGGGTCTGGTTGTTGGCGTCCACACAAGCCACGTCGCCCACGATCGCCCGGCTCCGCATGTCCATCCATGCGACGAGCTTCGGGCGGACGGCCTTGATCTTCCCGTTCGGGGCGACCCACTGAACCCAAAAGTCGAAGGTGTGCTCGTCGCCGACAACGTACTCCATGACCTTGAGGCTCGTCGCGTCGCGCTTGCCCTTGAGCATCTTCTTGTTCTTCCACTCCCGGGAGCCGTTGGCCGCGAGGTAGCGGGCCGACTCTCCGCCCCGGCTGTCCATGAGGTGCTTGATGTACCGTGCGACCGTCTTGATGCTGGGGTAGTTCTCCCAGCCCCGGCCCTCGGCGACCTCCTCGAACTTCTCGTAGAGCATTTCGATCGTTCCCAGGTTGGCCGCGAAGCGCCGGTCGAACCATATATTTTGAATGAGCGCCTTTTGCTCAACCGTGAGACTCGGGAAGGTGGCGGTCGCCTTCGGCTTCCGACACAAGGACAGCGCCCGGAAATAGTCCCGGCTCTGGCCGTCCTCCTTCTCCATCTTGAGGGCCCAGGCGTTCGCCTTGAGGATGTTGTCGACGTAGCGGTAGAGGGTCGGGAGACTCACTCCCAGGCCCAGCGCGTACCGTTCGGCGTAGGCCGTGCGGTCGGGGCCGTCGTAGTCGATGAAGTCTTGCACCCTCGCCGCCAGCTCGACGGCCTCGTAGAACACCTTCTTGTGCTGCTCGGTGTAGTGGTTGAGGTCGACGCCCACATACCAGGGCGCGGACTCTGTTCGCTTCTCTATGACGACATCCCTCCCGTCTATCTTCTGTGCCGCCCGCCACGCCTTCCGACCCTTGGCTGTGAGGGAGTCGACGGAGACGAGCACCTGCTCTCTGCCGCCGTTCTCCTGGGGCTGCGTTCTGGTCTTGTACTGATTGGGGCTTCGCTTGATCCGCTGGACGAGGGTGTTATACTTCACGCCCTCAAACTCTGCGGCCTCCTTGAGCCCGATGAATACGTCCGGCACTCCTGTCCCTCCCTTCCTGGTGTTACGCTGCCGTTGCCTTCTCGACCTTCCGGGGGTCGAGGTTGAGGGCCGCGATGATCGCCGGGAGGTACTTCTCGCCCGAGCGGACGCCGTAGAGAATGTAGCTTAGATACTGCGGCGACGTGCCGATCTCGGCGGCGAGCTGCGTCTTCGTCTTGTCCTGGTCGGTGAGCGCCTTGACGACGAGCTTCCCCAGGGGGCAAAGTTTACCGTTGCTTTTCACCGCTGTCCTCCTTCCTGTGTAGTCGTTCTTAGATTTACTTCCGCTTCTGCCGGTGCAGGTTGACCGCTGCCATAAACCCCAGGCCCAGCAGCGCCG